CCTGGTAGGACGCGCCGCAGCGGAACCACCCCCGCGCGTCAGAGACGACGGACTCCCCCGGGTATTCCCCTTCCTGAATCCGCGAGACCGTAAACACGCCATTGCCTAAAAGAACGTCAACATCCATCTCCAGCCAGGGGCGGGATCCGTCTTCCCCGCCGAACGTGACCGTGAACCCGTTACTGTCCGACGACACGGTGATCCCGCCGGCGGAGGTGTTTTCAAGATTTCGGAGCGCGGTCTGGATATTGCCGGCCGTCGCGGCCCGGGTCCCGGCGACGACAATCGTCGTCGTTCTGTGCCCTTCCAGGGAAATGGTGAATCCGTCGCCGGAAACAACGCTTCCCGCGTCGTTCAGAACCTGGACCTCGTTCACCCCCCCTGTTCCGGCCCCGTAATCATATTTCGGGATGTTTTCAAAATCCTGTTTTCGGCTGTCGAATTCGTCACCATCACCCTGTTTGAAAATTCGGTATGGCTGATAGTCGGGGTGGAACAGCAGCAGCGTGTCAAGGCTTTTCGCCGAATTCACGATCGGAAGATCCACCGCCGCGTAAGGAACCGCGATAGACCCCACAACGTCGTCGCCGGAGACGATGTCTATATTACCATCCGTGATCGCCATCATATACGCGGTTTCGTCGTTTTCGGAAAACCCGAGAAGCCGACCGAAAGTCTCGGCCTGGCCTTCGCTCCAGAACCTGATCTCGGAAACAGAAGCCGTGGCCGGAACGCTTGTCCCACCGATCCGGACCAAACGCCAATACCGCGCGGAAACCGTTCCGGCGCGGCGGCGGCGCGTCCTGGGGGCGGTGCCCCAATTAAACGGGGGGGAATAATCAGACCATGTCGCGTTATCCGGGCTGGACTGGACACGGATTTCATCGTCAAGCGACCCGGCGGAAAGAAAATAATCCAGAATATCAACCCCCGAAACGGACTTGGCGGTCCCGAAATCCACATGGGCGATGACAAACGGGGTCGTCGTGGAAAGGGTGTTGGTCGTGGAAAGCCGCGTGGAAACATCGCCGTCCTTCACGTTAGCGGCCACCCCGCCGTTCGGGGCCGTGACGGTGGCGGCAGAGAGGGAAATAGCGGTCAGTTTTCCGGCAAGACGGCGTATTTTCTGAAGACCACCCCGCGCCGTGAGACCCCCGACAGGCTGGACATACATATTCACGGCCCGGGAAAGGCCGTTGTAGTACATCTCGGTATCTTCCCGCGCCTCTGTCAGGGTGTCTATGACACCGGCCGTAAAATTTGTCTGGATCACCTTCACCATTTATCGCCGCGCCGCCACAAGTGGATTGCCGTTTTGCTGGATCGTCTTTATTTTTTGGCTTTGCGCCATCGCCCGCTTCGCGGCGGCGAAAAGACCGCCATTCCGGTCAAGCTGCGCGGCGCCATAGGCTTTTATCCTGTATTCCGCCGCCATGTCCTTGTCGCCCGTCAGGGGGACGGCCAGACCCGCCGCCAGGGCGTGCCCCAGGAAATCAACCAAAATCGGCGGAAACGCGGATTCATCAGGTGCGGCGGAATAGTCAATCACCACGGATTCGTAGTTGGAATAAAGCCTTCCGTCATAGATTTCCCAATCATGCGTCGGGGCCGCCGATCCGTCCCCAAAGACGGCGTGCGGCCCTTGCAACATATCGGTGGGGAAGGCGTGGATCCGCGTCCATTCGTTCAGCGGGACGGCGTCGGCGAGAAGGGAAATCTGGCGTTTTCGGACCGCGACGCGCCAATTATATTCGGACAGGACGGAATTCCGGATGACCGGATACGCCCTGGCGCAGGCCTGCGCCGCAGGGGAACTTTCAGACAAGGAAGAGATCGGGTCAATCCCGATAAGAAGAAGGGCGAAGTTGCAAATCGAAACGTCCGTGTCGCCGATCATGGGGGCGTCCTTTGGAAAAAAAGGGATTGGTCCGCCGCCGCCAAAACGGGCGGCGGCGGCGTTCGTTACACGGTAATCGCGGCCTGAAGTTCGTTGATCTTGGCGGCAAGGGAGGCGACGGCATTACGGACCTCCGTCTGGCTATACGTCCCGCCGATCGCCGCGATCGTGTTCGAAGCCGTCCCGCCGGAGCTATCGGTCAATCTTGTGATCGGCAGTCCCGCGCCGCGAATGGCGACATCCGCGCCGCCAGCCGTCACGATATAGTCCTTGAACAACAGCGTTCCGTCAAAATCCATGATCGCGCGGATCAGGTCGCCGACATTAAGTCCGTTGTCAAGGGCCCCGTCGAAATAGGCGTTTGCCTCGACCGCCGTCTTGTCATCGTTTGTCGCGTAGGAATAGATTTTGTTGGAAACCGCCCCGTCGGCCACGGCGGCCAGGGTCGAAATGCAGATCAATTGTTTTTTGTTAAAAGCCATTTTGAAACCTCACAGGGTAAAAATTTGAAGAAAAAGATAAAGCAGGCCAGCCAGTTGGCTGGCCTGAAAACGGTTAATCAGGGGTTTCGTCGCATTCGATGACCACGACACCGTTGCCATCAATCAAACCCGCCCCTTGCGACATCATGTTATTGATAAACCATGCCGCCCGCTCACCGTGCCAAGTGATATCCGTCTGGACGTCGCTGCCCGAGGCGTGGCCGACTGCGTTTTTGTGGAACCAGAAACATTTGCGGATGTCGCTGGCCACCGGAAGGGCTGGATGGGCGATCCATGTGGTCCCCAGCCATTTCTTGGCCGAAAGCCCCTTAAAGGGAAGGTCGGCGTCGCCGATAAATTGCGAGTTGGAAAACTCGTCAATATTCAGCAATTCACCCCATTGCTTCCACCCGACGACGGCGGTGCGGTTTCCATCGTCCGGAACATCGGCATTCCCGAGTTTTTCCATGGCGGCGTAAACCTTTGTCAAGGTCATGCCGATATTCGCCTCGGGCACCGTCAAGGTGCTTGCCGAGGCAAGGGCCGTGATAATCAGATCGTCGGTCTTACGCCCAAGCGCATATGCGCCCGCGTCGGTCAGGACCTTTTTCTCGTCAATATTGATCTTGTTTTCGTCCAGCTTGTCGGCCCAGTCGCCCGCGTAATAGTCGTGGAGCGTGACCTCGACCGACGTATGGTTAACATTCATGACAGGAACAAGGCCGTGGGTTGTTTTTTGAGAAGCCGTCCCTTTCCCAACTTTTTGAAATGTGCAGGTAGACCCGATAACGTTCGAAACGTTGCGGACAAAACCGCGCAGTTTCGACCCTTGCATCTGGTAGGCGGTATGAACTTCGCGTTCATACTGCTTGATAAAAGCCGTACTAATAGATTGAGGCATAATGAAACTCCTTATGCAAAAATGATGATGTTCTGTTTTGGGGAAATTGGTCGGGCCGAGTGCGTTGCCAACGAGAGGGCCTCGACCTCGACGCGGATCGCGTCAAGCTGGGTGCCTCTCCCCGGGTCGGGTCTGTCCCTATAGTCTTGCCCGGCTTGCCGCGCGTACCGGCGGTAGGTGCGGGTTTTGCAGTCTCGGGGAAGCCAGGGCCAAACGACCTGAAATCGCCGCGCGGCCTTCCCGCTATCGAGTCTATAAAATCGCCGAATCGCGTCAAGAAAAATTTTCAACTTTTATAAAACTCCTGAAACATCCGTGTGGTTTCGTCGTAAAAATTCCTGTCGAACTGTTTCGTTCCGGAAAGGTATCGCGGATCCATCACCCGCTGATCCAGAACCTCCTTGGTGATCTTGGCCGCGCCGCCATCCGTTCCTTTCCCGGCGGGGATCGTTTTCTCGCCCGCCGCCGCCAGAACTTCGCGCAAGGCCGAAACCCCTTCGCCATACGCCGTCAAATAGGTCAATTCCTGGACCGCCGCGTCTGAAAGCTTTCCCGTCGCGGCCATCCCGGAAATCCCGGCGATAACCGAGTCAATAATCGGTTTCGCGGCATCCGCGCCCCCCAGGGACTTGAATTCAAAATCGGCCGCAAGACCTGCGTCACCGCCTGTCTTAAGGAAGTTTTCCGATTGTTTGTAAAATTCGGCGATCCCCTCCGCCGCTTTCGAAGCCGGAATTCCCAGGCGGTGAAAGACCGTTTTCATGGCATCGAAAACAGGGTCTTTTCCGTCCTCTCCAACGCGGATGATTTTATTCGCCAGATCCTCCGGAAGGCGAACCTCGTAATCTTCGATTTTTTCAGGGATATTTTCTTCCTCCCGCCTTCCTGTTTTGGACATCTGGACCCGCGTTTTCTCGTAGGCGTTCCAGACTTTATCAAGCGTCTCCTTATCACTTGCCCCGAAAAGATGGTCGGGAAGGCCGCTCGGTCTGTACGGGGGCACAGCTTGCGTCGTCGCCCCCGACGATTCCTGCGCCCCGCCCTGATTCTTGTCCGCGGCGGCGTCCCCCGCCTGGGGCTCTTTTTCGTTTTTATCCGTCATTTTTTTTCTCCTATTCGCCTTTGTTAAAGATTGATTCCCTGGCGGGGCCGCTCGACCCGTCGGCGACGAGTTTTAAAATGGCGCACACAACCGCGTTCTGTCCCTTTCTCTCCGCCGCCGCCAGGGCCGCCTTTTCGATGGAATCCATCGCATGGGACGGCAGCGGCGCCATCCTCAAGGTCATGTCCAGAAGATGCTCCAGAACGATCCGCCCGGAAGGCGAAAGGAACGTCTGCGCGTAAGAAAGACCGATGTCTGGACCACGGGATGCCCCCGCCTGCGCCGTCAGGCCGGAATCGCTCCACCCCCCATGACCTTGCCGAAGGCGGTCCAGAAGATCCTCGACCGAAGGGGAGGACGGCAAAAACCCCGAAGCGGTCATTTTTCCAAAATTGTTCATCCTTGATCCTTTCAGGCGGATTGTGTTTGAAGGGCGGAAGACGCCTGCTGAGCGAGAAGCCCCGCCATTTTCTCTTCGGCAGCCGTGTTTTCCGCCACGCTGTTGTAAAGGCGCGACGGGATTCCGATTTTTTGCGACAAATAGGGAACAATCTCCGGCATTTTGACGGCGGCCATCGCCAGTTCAGGCCCCGTCAGCATCGTCACGACCTGCCACCACTGGACGATCTTTTCAACCTCCGCCACGTCCTGATTGCGGGCGAGGGGCGTTTTGACCGTCAGTTTCAAGGAAAGCTGGTCAATCTTCATCGGCGGGACGAAGCCCCGGCGGGCCCCGATGTCAACCGCGCGGCGATACAGCGGGATGACAAGGTCGGACAAAAGACGCGGGATTTCCGCCCCGAAGTCGCGCGACATTTCCTTTTGACGTTCGATGAACTCCGTGGCGGAGCGGACCTTGCCGTCCAGATCGGGAAGGGGGGAATCCATCAATCCTTTTTTGATCTTCCCGCGCTGATCCTCAAGCACGATCTGCCCGACGTCGAAGGCCCTGCCGGATTCAAGGGGGACAAGAGAGGCCCCAAGACTCCCCCCCGTCCTTGCGACGGGGATAATGCCGCCATTGGTGATCTGGATGTTGTCAATGTTCAAAACCCCGTCATCGGCCGCCAGATACATCCCGGCAACCGCAAGGGCCGCGTTCGAGAGAATCATTTCCTGCGTCACGTTCACCGTCCTGATGTCCGGCAAGGCCGCCATGGCGCGGGAAAGACCGTACGAACTGCCCGGGATCGGCATTCCCCGCCAGCAGATGAAGGGACAGGTCGCATAGGACCGCCGCGCGAGAATTTCCCCGTCCTTTTCAAAAGGGGCGACCAGATCATACGACCAGACATGCGCGTTACCTTTTCGCACCGAATGGCAGAATTCGATCAGCTCTATCTCCTTTTCCCCGTCCTTTTCCGCGCGCGCGAATGACGGAAGCGCGGCATCCGGCCACCATTCCTGTATTTGCCGGATCTTCACGCGCCGTTTCCGGGAAATGGCCTGCGCCTCCCCGCCCGCGCCTGTTTCAATGGCTATATCGGCTTGCGAGACGTGCTCGAACACAAAAGGGTCCGTGTCGCTTGCGACATCTTCATTCATCAAAACGCAGCCAAGCCCCGCCATCGCGTAGTCCATCCAGGCGGGCCACATGGCGGCGGAAAAGCTTTTCGTCTGGAAGCACAGCGACAAAACGCCGTTTATCTCTTCCAGGTCTTTATTCGCCTCCTCCGCCGCCCCCTGGCCGATCTGTTTGGCGAGCAAAGGCCCTATCTCAAGAGAGGCCATATCCCCGCTTGGCGGGGTGATTTCGTTGTAATACCTGTTCGCAAGGGCAACGACCGCGTAAACGGCCGTTGAGTCGTACATTCTGCGCTGCGTCCTTGGTTGTTTCTGGTCGCCCGTATAGGGCGAAATCCCAGGGCAGCAATAATCATAGACCTCCGTCAAAAGCGGTTTCCCAAGGTCTTTTTCCTGCCACATTCCCCGCGAACGGGCCATGATCTCTTGCGCGTCCATATCCGCCCCCTATCTGCCAAGCGTGGATTTCAGGGATTGACCCGCCGCCATAAGGAAGGCCAAAGGGGAGCCCCCCCGCCGCCTTAACTGCCCCACCCGCATCAATCCGGCCTGTTGCTGCGCAAGAATATCGGACCGCTTATTCTCCGCCGCCGCCGCCCTGGCTTGGATCGCCTCTTGCGCCTTCAGGGAATCGTTTGCCCTTTTTTCGGCGAGAAGAGATGCCTGGGCGGCCTGCTTTCTCGCCT